GAGGAAAACAAGGAGTCAATATCATGTGATACAATTGGTAAAACATCATCTGGTTTCTCTCTATTGGCCCATCAAAGAATTGTTCGGGTTTATATGAATTTATATACTCCTTATCGAGGGCTTCTCTTGTATCACGGTCTAGGATCCGGTAAAACGTGTACAAGTATTGCGATTGCGGAAGGCATGAAAGATTCCAAACATGTCATCATTATGACTCCCGCATCGTTACGCGCCAACTATATTGGCGAGCTTAAAAAATGCGGCGACCTATTGTACAAGAAAAACCAGTTCTGGGAATGGATTTCGGTAGCAGAACACCCAGAAAGCCTAAAAACTATGTCAGCTATTCTCAATTTGCCAATGGAATACATACGTCGACACGGTGGTGCTTTCTTTGTCAATATCAAGAAACCATCTAACTATGACGAATTAAGTGATACAAATCGCCAGGTACTGGAAGAACAAATCAATGAAATGATTAAACAAAAATACAAGTTCATCAATTACAATGGTTTGCGCGAAAGACGCCTAGAAGAAATGACATCTGGTTATACAAAAAATATTTTCGATGACACTGTTGTTATTATTGATGAAGCTCACAACTTTATTAGCCGTATTGTGAATAAATTGAAGAAGGAGAAACCAATCGCGGAAACAAAGCGGGGAGAGAAGGAGCACATGCCGCTCAATTTGGCAACAAAGTTATATGAAATGTTATTGAGCGCAAAAAATGCTCGCATTATATTACTTTCAGGAACACCCGTAATTAACTATCCAAATGAATTCGCCATATTGTTCAACATTCTACGTGGTTATATCAAGACATGGCGCATCCCACTTACAGTCAATACCAACAAGAAGATCGATCGCGATTCACTTCAAGAAATATTGCTTGGTGAGAAGAGCTTGGATTATCTTGATTATTCACCATCGAGCAAAATACTCACTGTTACGCGAAACCCATTTGGGTTTAAAAACAAAATTAAAAAGGAATCTGGATACCAAGGTGTAACAAATGTTAAGAAGAACGAACGCGGAGAACAGACATTTGATGCCGATTTTGTCAGTGATGACGATTTTGAGAGAAAAATAATCAATATTTTAAAAAGAAATGATATTGACATAATCCCCCAGGGGGTTGAAATCCGTTACAGGAAGGCACTCCCCGATTCATTTGACGAGTTTGTTGCCCGATATATCAATGATGAAGATAGGAAATTGAAGAATGTAGATTCGCTGAAACGTCGTATATTGGGTCTATCTTCTTATTTCCGAAGCGCACAGGAAAGTTTACTACCAAAATTCAATAAACAATTAGGTGTTGACTACCATATTGTTCGTATCCCTATGAGCGATTCTCAGTTCAAAGTATATGAAGCAGCACGCGAGGAAGAGCGAAAATTAGAAGGCAAGCGGCCAAAGAAACAGATAAATGATGATTTCGAAGACAAGGCATCTACATATCGTATTTTCTCTCGACTCGCGTGTAATTTTATTATCCCAGATCGTCCTCTTCCTAAAAAAACAAAGAAGGACGATTTAGATGAAGAACCTGAGAAGGGGAAGAACGAAATTAAAGATGATGTAATTAAAGAAGATGTAACAGGGATTATATCCGCATTAAAAGAGGGGAAAAAAATAGAAGCAAAGCAAGACCTCGCGGATGAACGGGAGGGCGAAATCGAGGGTGATGAAGTACTCGACGCAATTGGTGGCACGACCTATGTGGAACGTTTACATGCTAAAATGAAGGACATGGAACATCATGCGAATGATTTTTTTACACCCGAGGCATTGGAAATCTATAGCCCGAAGTTTCTTCATATACTCGAGAACATTCAGGACCCAGAATATGCTGGTCTACATTTGGTATACAGCCAATTTCGAACAGCCGAGGGTATTGGTCTCTTCACTATGGTGTTGAATAAAAATGGGTTTACTCAATTCAGAATTAAGAAAAATTCACTGAATATGTGGGAAATAAATATTCCTGAAGCCGATGAAGGAAAACCTACATATGCTCTATACACCGGAACCGAGACTGTCGAGGAAAAAGAAATCATTAGACACATTTATAACGGAGAGTGGGATGATATTCCTGACAGCATAGCTAATGTATTGAAATCTAAATATAGGAACAATAATATGGGAGAGGTTATCAAGGTATTTATGATAACATCTTCTGGTTCAGAGGGTATCAACTTACGTAATACTCGTTATGTTCATTTGATGGATCCTTATTGGCATCCTGTGCGTTCAGAGCAGGTCATTGGTCGAGCGCGCCGCATTTGTAGTCATAAAGATTTGCCAGTTTCCTTACAAACAGTAGAAGTGTTTGTTTATCTTATGGTATTCTCTGAAGCACAATTAAAGTCAGATGATGCGATTGAACTTAAAAGAAAGGATTTGAGTAAGGCTACGCCCAAAGTACCATTTACGAGTGATCAATATCTATTTGAGATTTCTGAAATTAAAGCGAATTTGACTAGTCAATTAACAGACGCAATCAAGGAGTCTGCGTTCGATTGCTATATTTATTCGAACGGCAAGTGTGTCAACTTTGGTGAACCGAATGCGAATAAGTTTTCTTATGTTCCCGACTTTGCCGATCAACAAAATGATACAACCGTTAAAGCAAATAAGGTCGCTGTTGAATGGAAGGGTAAACCCATAACAATAAATGGTGTCATATATGTATATCGTCGCATTAACGATAAAACTCTTAATATTTACGATAAGAAGTCATATGAAAATGCCCTAACCGATCCATCTATTATACCCTTACAAATAGGAACACTAGAGAAAAATGAACGCGGAGAGAATGTATTTAAGCAGCTTGTTACCAAATAAGCGACTGTGAATGGGTCATGTTCTCTCTAGTTTTAGAAGTGGATTTATAAGCTCAAATAACTTATCAAGTTTATTATTAATATTCTTGATATCTTTTTCTAATTGTATTACTCTGGGGTTTTCGTTATCCGAGATTTTTTTCAACCTAGTAAATATTGTATCATCATCATCGCTCATATATTCAGTGGCATTGTTGATGGCATTGTTGATGACATTATTCTTGGTATTCGTATCCGTATTTAATTCAATGATAGTATCTTGATTATTCCATGTTACTGTTTTTTCTTGCTGTTGTTCCAGAGTAGAATTTAAAAAACGAAAGCGTTTACCCAAACTTGGGTCATCTACTCCTGTATTTGTTTTCACATCACCTTTTTCAGATTTCATTGATGTTTCTTGTGGTTTTAACCAGTTGTCCACCTGTGTTGTATTGTTATAACTTCTGTTAATATGTTCAACTTCATAATTTCTCTGTGCTTGCATTTCCTTTAATATCTTATCCATTTCTTTAATGGGACCATTATCGTTTTGTTTATCCTTAAAATCTAAAGGTGCTGGCGTTTTTAATGTCATAGAATCATCAAACTCCTCCTGACGACGATTTAAATCCACTTCAAATTTCGTTTTACGGTCATTTTGTATATCTTCATGTGTTATTAATTCTTTTACACCTAAATTTGATATATCTTCTATTTCTTCTTGAATTCGAATCTTATCAGGTTTTTGTTGCCCCAACTCGTTCTTTATGTAATTCAAAATAAAAAGGATGTATTTTTTGTTCATTTCTACAAGGGAAGTCGAATCCCCCCTTCCTTTTTCATAGAAACCTTGAATATTATTTAAAAATATTTGATACACCCTTTTTTGATTTTCATTACTTAAAAATGTAAATAATTCTTCGTCAACAATAACCTCCCATATAATTTTCAGGTTTTCTTTTTGGATAAACCTTTTTGATGACATATCGAATTTACCTTATTGCTCAACTTAAATATAATAACATGAATTATATTTAAGTATTTTTCATCTTTATATGTCGAACATGGTTATGATAACCAAATAAAAATAAAAGATATTTATTGGATCATTATCAAATGATATCTATTGTCATTCTTAATTAGAATTAGGATAATATTTCCTAAATATGGAAATCGTTAAAATATACATTTCTGAATTTTTCCATATATTCGTCTTTCAAAATATGGGTCTTTAAATAATGGTCCGTCATCTTATCCTCTAACATATGAACAATAAAGAATAAAGAATAAACCCCACATTCAGTGTTACCATACTGATGCTCGACGCCACAATTGCTATCTACCTTGAATTTAATAGGTGGATTCATACTGAGTCCTTGTTCTTTGATTCGCTCAATAAGAGCCATGACTTGTGGTGGGGCCTTATCACCCGTACTATCAAAAAAGAATATCTTCTTTTTCTTAATATTAATGAACATTGATATCCAGTGCTGCCCTGGTTTATCATGTGGGTCTGTGTTAAAAATGATCCCAATCTTGGCCTTTCCACGTTTCATCAATTTTTCAACACTAAAATTACACAGTTCTTCCCAAACGCATTCCCCGTATAATTTTCTTGTATCAAAATCAATGGGAGAAGGACCAATAAAATCGAAACATTTGTATGCCTTTTCGTATTGTCTCATCACTTTCATTATATCAACACTAGATAGCCATTCATTTGGGTTCTTCTTCCATTCTGCGGGAGATTCGGGTGCGAACGAATCCGCTAAATCACTTTCCAATACCCCAAACTGTGTTTTCTGTTTCAACCAACAAGCTTCATTGCTACACACGCCTTTCAAATGCTCTGTAATTTGTTTATGTATTTCTTTCGGTGAATTTGTATTTATTTTGACATCGGGATGTCGCGCGTTCCATTTATCACGCAACTCAATAAGTGTTTTATTTGTATAACATGTGTATTCGTTTAGTTCGTCTTTTGATTTTGGACTACAATTCACCTTCTTTAATTTAAACGATTTTCCGGATCCCTTCTTAACACGTGTACTTGTGTTTATTTTGACATATGATTTATTTTTGTTATTATTTGTTGCTTTATATGTCCTATTTCGTTTTGTTAATTTCCTATTATTCCTCTTTATTTTGTTGCTTAATGTCCTCATTATATATTATTGATATTATTTCCACTTTTAGAAAATCCACTTTTAGAAAAAGTGGAGCAAAACTAATAATATCCATAAATCAAGAATAATGATGGGAAATAGTCTTGTTCCAATGTATACAGAGGTGAAATCATTAACACGTTTGTTTTGTTAAATCTCTTACCTGAGTTCTTGTACTATTCATAAATAATCCAGAACCACACAACCCAGGAGCAGGATTTGGATTAAATGAATCGAAATTCTCTCCCTTAAATAAAAGTTGATGAGGGTTGGGTTGTGTAGGCGTTTTAAAATGATAACTATATAAATCGCTTGATGAACTAGGGACATAAGTTGCTTGGCTACATTTCTGAAGAGCATAGATTTGGTTCCTTAATTCGGATTCTGTGTTAATATTTGTGGCAAAACCAGACCAAGGTGACTGTGTATTTCCAGGATTAAATACTTGTGACACATTATAAGTTGGCATTTGTTGAAGTTGGATATTAATAGATTTCCGAGGGTCTACAATAGGGAAGTATGAATATTTGGTCGTAACCGGTCGCGCGTCAATATAAGGCTGTAGAACTTGTGACGGAATGTTTCTATCATAGATGCGCTGGTTTGTTTGTTTGTGAATTTCTGATACACACATACTGGATTGTTG